ATATAGTGTATCTCTTTGTGATTTGTTAGGATTGTATGCAAGTTTAACAGCACCACGAATTTGACCTCTATTGAGACCTGCAGGTGAGAACCATGAGTCTGCAACATTGTCAGTTCTAGCACATAAACCAGCAATATCTCCGTTCAATGGAACGAATCTATATACATCATTGTATTTGTCGTACATATATTTGTAACCACTATCAATAACAGCATATGAAGTTGAAGATAATGCATCAGCAAATGCTTTTACATTTTCAGTCTGAGCGATAGGATCAGCAACATTTACAACATCTGCGGAAGCAGGTGAAATAAATGCAACAATATCTTTTCTAAACTCAGCAACATCAATCGCAGCCGTAGCATATGTAGCACCAGTAGCATCAGCACTAGTTGCAGACGGACCAGTAATTAATAAATTAATATCTACTGTTTCTCCATCTTTAAACTTATCTAATGCAAGTGCCAACTCACCGTTTGTTGGTGCGTTGTCATCTGTACCACTAGCAAGTGAATTATTGAATATAGCAGTTGCACTTGAACCAGCATTATCGAATGTCTGACCTGCCTTAGCAGAACCAGCATTTGCCAGTGTAGTTTCGTGATCCATCCAATATACATAATTTGATTGATTGTATATTACATCAGCGTAGTAGTTAGTAGCACCTGATTCATTTTTTGCGTCTGAAGCCTGTGAAACACCTTCAAATATTTCTAAGATAGTTCCAGCAGTACCTGTGATACCGCCATCTTCATCAATAATAACGATATGCATTTCGTCATTCGCACCGTTATTATTAGAAACATCAGTTGTTGTTCCTGGAGCAGCATCAACTTGATCAAAGAATTTCCAGTATCTTTTGATCACAGCGTTATCTACTACTGCGTGTTTTAGGCCTTGAGAACCTGTGCTGTTATGTCTTTTAACCGTTAGGTTATTTGTGTCGATTGCCGTAATTTCATAGAACTCTCCTGACGGAGCAGCATTGAAATTGCTACTTGCGTCACCAAACTCTAATAAATCACCAACTACAAACTCTGAACCATTATCAACAGCGACCGTAGTAGCACCGACAGCGATACCTGATCCATTGTTGACGAGTGAAGTTGCAGTAGATGAAAATGCACTAGAATTTGTACACATAGAAACTTTTAAATTGTTTCCGTGAGTTCCAGCAGTACGAGCAGCCCATGGACCAACAGCAGCTTGACCACTTGCGAAGTTATCAAGATAGTGTTGGGTGTTTTTTATCTGTATAGCAGTACCTGATACACAAGCATTTACATTACCTGTTGTAGCACGAACCACTTTTAAAGTATTACCGTACTGTAAAAAGTTAGCAGCCGTAAACCAATATTCGTATGTATTACCGTCTGGTTTACCGAATGTATCTACTAGTTCTTTTTCAGATGAAATGGTTACGATTTCATCCATAGGACCTTTTTCACATACGATAGCTGTTGCGCCAATAGAAGTGGCTACTGCAGGTATAATATTTGTTAGGTCTGTTTCTTGTACGAGAACACCTGGTGATAGTTGGAATGCCATAGTGTTTTCTCCTTAATTATTTAAATTACCCTTAATTTTTGTCAACCCTTTAAACTATTTATAAGTATCAAAAATTACAGACTATCTGACTACATCCACTGGATGCCAGACATCTCCGTACTCATCTGTCTCAGTCTCAGTCTCATTTAACCCATCATCCATAAATCCAAAAGGTGCCATATCTTGTTCAAGAGCATTTTGTTGCTCTGCAAATAAGGCATTACGCATATCAATATTAACTAATTCTTTAAAATACTGTTGATTCGCAACCCAGGCAAATATTACTAAACACATAACTAAATCATCATTACATCCATCTTCAGCCTCATATGATTTACCCCTAGATATAAATGTTGACAATTCTGCAATCGTATCAAAGTCTTGAACTACTAGTTTATCGCCTTCAAGTAAAGATTTTAAATTAGAACATCCTACTCTTTTTGCAGCCTTAGTCATTCTAAGACCTAGTGAAGAACCTCTACCACTAAATCCACCACCTAATATCTGACCTGATCTACCTTTTTGTGTACACATTAACATATTATCATATTCACATTCAAACTGTAAAGCATCTGCAACCTGTTGACCTAGATCATTTGTCTCTACTAAGACATATGCCATATTGTATTTTCTACAAATTTCATTTATGATATTAGGAAACACGACTGGTTTAATTTCATTACTTCTATATTTTGCTACAAGTTTATATGGCATTTGTGTTGTATCAAAAATAAGAAAAGCAGAATAGTCATTATTTGTACCTCTAGATACATCAACTGTACAAGTATAGATATGATCTTTTTTAGGCATTTCAAAAATATCTATGTCGCCACTTCTTTGTGGATCAATATGTGCTAAATTTTTTAATTTACTTGGTGCGATAAGTGTATTTACAGAACCTAAAAACTCACACTCAAACTCTGTTTGAAATTGTTGTTCACTTGTATTTTGTATTGTCTCTTGTTTCCATTTTTCATCACGACCTGGCACCTCAGACCAATGCACTTCAATAGGTATGTAAGTATTATTTTTATTTACAGCATCGGTCCATATTTTATAAAACATATTCATTCCGTGCGGTGTAGATACCATCATAATCTTTGATGACTTACCAGAAGATATCGTAGGATAAACTGAACTAAAAAACTCATCAGCAATATTGTTTGGTATGTAGGCAAACTCATCAAGAAATATTACATTAAAAGACCCACCTCGAATAGCAGATGATGATGTTGCGGCCGCAACAATCTTAGAACCATTTTCTAATTCTAATGAACCTTTATTCCAGTTCATCACTCCTTGTTGCATCCATTTAGGCATATGTTCGTATGCAAGTTGTAAACGACCTAATAGATCACGAGCAGTTGATGATTTGTTTGCAAGAATAGCAACATTCACATTCTCATTAAATAAAACATAGTGTAAAAGATATGCAATAATGATTGTTGATTTACCAGACTGTCTAGGTAATTTACAAATTGTAAATCTATTATTGTGAAAAGTATCTACCATTTTTTCTTGAAACTCATACATTTCAAATGGTACAAGACCTTTATCAATGGTGACAATGTTTATGAAATTAGTTATAAAATATTTTGGATCTTCAATGCACTTAGACAGCTCAACAATTTGATCTTCAGTAAATTCTGAAGATGTAAATGCTTTCTTTAAATTAGGATTGCCTAGATACTGTTCTCTAGGATTCAGATTCTCCGTCATCTTTTTTTGTTTTCTTTAATAGTTTTTGTAATTCATTTGTAGAACCTACATACAATGCGTTGGTTACATTTTTAGGCGCATTGTTAGGAACTTCTTTTAGTCTTTTTAATCTACTTTGTAGACCTAATAAATCTTGCGATACTTGACTTACTGTTTGAATTAATTGTCCTGCAACCTCATATGTTCTAGGATGCTCACTCTCTTTAGCAAGTGATAAAATACCATCTATTGCTTCATTACCTTTTTCTATTAACTTATAAAGATTTTCTCGGCCGTGTTCAAAATCATCTTGAGGATCAGCCGACTCTGGTATTACAGTAACCTCTTTTGGTTCTATTGGTTTAGGTGCCAATATTTGCTCAGCGGTTACATCTAATATTTCATTTAGTTTATCATCAATTTTACTCATACTAATATTTATGTAGGAAATTATTTATCAAGTCCTGTCTGTTCATCATAATTTAATCCATCTTCAAAGAATTCTAAAGTTTCAGTATATGTGTAATCATCATCATAATCAGCTGATGTAGGATTAGGTGTAACCTTAACTCTTTCTTGTCTAGATGGATTTTCAGATTGTGGTTTAGTGTATAGATCAACACCTGCCTGACGAATTACAGCACCACTTGTTATTGGACCATATAGGTAAATTTTAGCAGTGAAATTCATTGTATAAATTATTCTTCGATTAGAAGTCATATCACCATCATAAGTATCTTCATAATCTACACTATTTAAAACAAAAGGAATATCTCTTTTAATATCCATAGTTCTATCTTCAATCATTGTTACCGTGTAGTCTGGTTGAAAAAATGGTAATATTTGTTCAACTATTTGCAAACCATCATCTGAGTTAGAAGTAAACGAGTATAAATTAAACCCCATATTATAAGGTACAGGTGCAAATTGTGTAAAGACTTTATTATCATCAGCACTTTTCGCTTTTTTATACTTTAAATTTTTATTAATCTTACGACTGGGATCGTAAGAAATCCCAGTCATTTCGAAGCTCAATCGAGGTAGAGTGATTGCAACTTGTTCTTCAGTACCAGAACCCAATGATGTTTGCTGTTCTAGTCTTGCTAAAAACTTTTCTCTTGGTGCATACATTAATGGCACCCTTAAACTTGCAACAGCATTACCATCAGAGTCATATCTTCTTACACCGATGGTATTAAATATTGTGCCGAAAGCAATAACAGTATTTCTTAAATGTTTATTATAAAAATATTGTCCAAACATTAAAAGTCCTTCCCAAAGTGATAGTCAGCCTCACCGAATGGGTTTCTTTCACTAAAATCTAGTATATCATCTGAAGTATCACTTGGCGTTGTAGTGCCTGCAGCTGCTTCAAATTTATGACTTTGATCCACAATTTGTCTTTCACCAAGTTCAGCAGGTGCAGTCTCAAGTAAAATAAAGTTCTTTTCACCAGGTATATCAGATTCCATCATTATAGCACCAGCAGGTAATCCTGCCTCAAGACTAACCTGGAAGTCAAGCATATTAGTTGAGCGTTCATCTTCAAGAGTATCAATCTCAGATAATCCAGTTGATATTTCTTCAGACGCATATTCAAATTTAGTACATCTAAGTTTAAAAGTAGGTAAATCGTGTACTTGATAAAACGGCTGTTCGTGTTCAACAAACTGTATTTCAAAAAATGCATTAACTCTAGGAAACCAAATTAAATCACCTTCATTAGGTCTAGAGTCAACAATTAAATTATTTTCTATCTCAGTTGTTTGTAGCCATCTAGTCTTAGAAACAACTAAAGTAATATCATCTCTTAATTCTAATCCAAACTTTCTAATTATTTCCTGTTCACCTGCAAAACCATCTGTATTTTCAACATACATTTCAATAGCATATGCATCTGTAAATTTTGATGAAGTATCTTCACCTAAAATAGAATCTTGATTTACTATCGTTCTAGGTAAATAGTAAACATCTTGGCCGTAAATTTTTAATTGTTCTATAATTAAATCTTCGTATAGCCTTTGTTCACTAGTTGTTCCGTGATCGAAATATACATTAGTAGGCATTTTTTATCCTATCATATAATTGACAGGCGTTTCAAAGTTAGTTCGGATCTCCTCTTCTAGTTTTCTCTTTTCCTCTAGTGCTTGTGAATATATTTCTCCACCATTTAATGAAACCCCACCTAACATTTGAATACCTTGAAATTTAGATAAATTAGCACCCCATTGTTGCTTAACCAAAGCAGTAGCATATCTTTTTAAAAACATATCATCATAAACATCCGTATAAGTATCTGGGTCTAACTTTCTATAACATTCTATAATTATGTACTCGCCGGCATTTATATCGTTTTTCCAATCCATATGAATATACAATCTGTTATTATGCATATTAAAGTTTATTGGTTTTTCACCGACCAAGATATGATCTAGAAAATCTAAATGTCTCATAGTCATTTCATAGTGTAATATTGAGGTAGAAGAAAAATCATAAAGATCATTTAATCTCATTTGATATCTAATATCAAACATATTTAAATTCGATTTATCGTTAAACGGAAAAATATTTAAAACAGATAATACCGGAGATGGCATTACTATAAAATTAGTTTGATTTGTAAATGAATTTGATACAGAACCATCCGTTCCAGAACCAACACTTTCAGTTGCAGTTGCTCTAGTAATATCATCAGCAGTTACCTGATATTTCATATACATTCTTTCAATACCATCATAGTGGTATTGTGAAAAGTATTGTAGTGCTTCGTCTAATCTATCATCAACCTGGTCATCATCTACATTAATTTCAATTACAGGTTTACCTAATGCTCTTAGACAATACTCTTTTAGTGTTGCTTTTGAACTTGGTACAGCCATATGTTATTCCTCTTTTTTTAAATCTTCAGGACTAAAACCTTGTTCACCTAAATCTAATTTTCTATTTGGTTTAATTTCTAGTTCCTCTACTTTCGCTGATAATTCTTTTATTGCTTCAATCAATAAAGGAACTAACTTATCATACCAAACTGTTATGTATTTTTCGTCTATCGGTGCTTGAGTTACCACTTCTGGTAATACTTTTTCTACCTCTTGAGCAATTACTCCTACTTGTCTTTTATCATTATCATAACCTAAAGACTTTGCAGTTTCATTTTCTTCAAAGTAAACACCTCGTAATTCTTTTACTTTCTCTAATGCGTTATCTATTTCACCAAGAACATTTTTTAATCTCTCATCTGAATAGAAAGCAGTAATATTATTTGTTGCCCTAATCTCACCTGCAGTACCAGAACCAGCAGTACCAACACCCAATGAATTAACTTGAGCATCAGAGTTAGTAGTAAAACCACCAGCAGGCCCAGTAGGTCCAGCAGGTCCTGTAGGTCCAGTGCCTCCATCATTACCATCACTACCAGCAGGTCCAGCAGGTCCAGTAGGCCCAGCAGGCCCAGCAGGTCCTGTAGGTCCAGTCGACCCATCATTACCATCATTACCAGCAGGTCCTGTAGGTCCAGCAGGTCCAGCGGGTCCTGCAGGCCCAGCAGGCCCAGCAGGTCCTGCAGGTCCAGTTAGACCTGCATTTGCAATAGTTATTTTTTTCATATTTCCAGAATCAGAGGTATCTGATACTAGAATTAAATCATCTGAAGCACCACTTGTAATCGTGGGTTGATCGGTTATCGGATCAATATCGACCTTACCTGATACACCGTCAATACTTACACTTCTCGTTCTTGCCATTATTCTTTCGCCTCCACAGTTGTTAGTAAAGCAGCCCACCTATAAGTATGTCCTGCTATACCGGTTACTTTTACATAAATTGCGTCATTAGTTGCATCGGCACCAACATCAACAGCCAATGCAGTATTATCCTCAGCAAGTATAATTTCATACAGATTACCTACATCAGCAGTAGTTCCTGTGTTATGATCTATTACACCTTTAAGATGATATCCTGCACCGACACCATCTGAATCTGTTCTTCTTGCAACGATATCAACACTATACATTACAGTTGAATTATTTGCAATACTTACCCTAGTGTTAGAAACACCACCAACAAATATTTCTGTTTCAGTAGCATCTGATGTAGTACCAGTTAAAAGATTTTGTCTAGTCACAGCGTTTGATGTTGCGCCAGTTACACCTTCGCCACCTAAAGAAACAATATTATCACTAGAATCTCTTACATATATTTTTTTATCAGCAGTATTAACTGCCATTTCTCCAACTACAATATCACTTGTACCTGGAACACTACCTGCGGACTCGCTTCGTTTTGGTTTTATTACTGTTGCCATTATTTACCTTTGCATATAATTTAGTTAATTCATTACTTAAATTACTATTTTGTTCTTCCAACTCAGACACTTTCGCCTGTAATAAAATATTCTCACCCAGAATACTATTCAGTTTTTTTGAGTAAGCAGTCAATACATAATTTATATTTACTTCACCCGTTATAGTTTGGGCATCATCAAATTTAGCCATTATAATTTCACTTTCTAATTATTAAAATGTTCCTCCATCCACATCACCAAATGCAGGTGCAGAAGCACCATTTGAAGTCATTACTTGTCCTGCAGTACCAGCAGCAAGAACAGATATCGCACTAGTTCCGTTTGCAAGTAATAATCTGTTTGCAGTTAAACTAGAAGCACCTGTACCGCCATTTGCAACAGGTAATGAACCGGTTACTTTTGCAGTCAGATCAATACTACCAGCCAACATAGCATTTGTAATACCACTTGCCTTAACTCTTAGTGTATCTGAATTTATTTCTATTGAACTATCATCAACTTGAACTGCCAGTGTATTACCTGATTTTGTAAGACCAGCACCAGCATCAATTTGACCAGCACCAGAGAATTGTGCAACTGTTAAATCAGTTGTTCCCATAGTTGGTGTGCCGTTATGTGTAAATACATAACCGTTATCAGCCTGAGAAGAACCTTGGGTTACGAATACAAAAGTACCACCAGTTAATTCAGCGCCTGTATCGGCATCTGTTGCTCTTGTTAATACAAATGCAGCTGAAGCACCACCAGTATTTGTTACCGTGTAAACACCATTTTGTGAGGCATCTGCCTGATCTTTAATTAAAACTCTATCACTTGTAGAAACAGCAACACTATCTAAACTTAAAGCACCGTTTGCATTAGCAGTTAATGTTGCACCAACACCACTTGAACCATTTGCATAAGTAGAAGCAGCAAGAGCTGCAGTCGTGGCAAGTTTAACTGAATCTTTAACATTTAATCCTGTTTTAACAGCATCAACATATGCTTTTGTTGCAGCTGCCTGAGCAGCAGTCGGATCGGCAACATTAGTAATTTGGTTACCTCCCATATCAATAGTTTGAGATGAAGCAACTGTAAATCCACCATCAAAATCTGCACTAGGTGTAAATGTTGCGGTACCACCGATTGCAATAGCATCAGCAGACGCATTACCAATATTTACAGCACCATTCATTGTAGTTGTGCCGGTTACTGTATGAGAACCGGTTACAGCCAAATCTTGAGTAAGAACTACATCACCATCAGCCTCAATTTGTATTGCATTTGTATCACTTGTAGAACCTATAAATGCCCCATTACCAATTACGATATTACCAGTAAATGTACCAGAAGCAGCAGAGAATGAACCGTCAGTTGTTAAATTTCTAATTGTTCCTACATCTTTGTTTGCGTCAAGTACGACTGCCTTATTTGCAGCTGCAGTACCAGCAGTAATATCTTCTACTTGCTCAAGGTCTGTTTCTACCATTGTTGCAGAACCAATTGTAAATCCTGTAGCAGTTACCACACCACCAGAGGTTATTGTTCCTGTGTTTCCTAAGTTTCTAATACCCGATACATCTTTATTTGTATCAACAATTAGTGCTTTAGAAGCAGAGGCAGTACCAGCAGTAATACCATCAATCGTTTCTAATTCTGCTTCTGATATTACAGCAGAACCGATTGAGAATTGTGTAGTAATAACAGGACTTGCAAGTGTTTTATTTGAAAGTGTTTGTGAACCTGTGAGTGTTGCAACAGTTGAATCTATTGCAGTTGAAATCTGATTATTTGAAACAGTTGTATCAATACCTGTACCACCAGCAAAAGTAATTGTTTCTTCCGTACTAACTGGATCAGTTGATCCAGAGTCAGCAGCAATATTAAGTGCCGTTGAAATTGTACCAAAAGATAATGTACCAGAACCATCGGTTACGATTGGTTGACCCGCAGAGCCATCAGCACCTGGTAATGTTAAAACTAAATCAGAAGCAATAGAGTTAGGTGCTTTTAATGAAATTGAATTAGAACCATTATTAGTTCCTTCTTGTATTTCTAATGAACCGCCAGTGGTTGTGCTGTTTCCTATTTTTAAAGTGCTAATTGCACTATTTGAATCTACAAGCACAGCAGAACTTGCAGTTAATGTACCTAATGTATGATCACATAAATCAGCGAAATATTTACCACCAATTACTAATACAGCAGAACCATCTGAATTACCAATCATTAACCTTTCACCAAGGTTTCCTGAAGTACCACCTCCGTAGGTTACTGCTAATTCACCCGCCGATAATGAACCTGGGGCTGTTGTTCCGCTGGCAGTTGATCTTTTAATTTTTAATATCGTTGCCATTTAATCTCTCCTAGAAATTACCACCGTTAATTGTTATAGTACCACCTGACACAGGCTCAATACTGTTAGTGGTTGTAAATTTACTTGTTGCACTATTGAACATTAATATAGAACCATCACCTACTGAACTCGCATCTACATCTGATAAAGCAACGAGTGTTGTTGCTGCTTGAGCACCTGCCTTAACAGTTACCTGATTTCTACCTTGAGAAGTTGATCCGATTGACGCTACTACTGTTGTCATATTTCTATTTATATCCTTTAAGTACTAGTTACCTGTGGATAGACTGTAATTTGTCCCTCTATAACTCTAGTCTTAGTTCCACTTGAAGTTTGAGTTATCTCTACATCATATACATAACGACCTGCTGTTAAAGCACCCGTTTGTGCGGCCGTAAGACTTAAAACAATCTCACCAGTTGTTGCATTATTAATAGCCGCAGTAATAGTCGTTTTTGTTGCACTAGCATAAGATCGTGCCATCTGAGAAGCCACAGTATATCCAGACAATCCAAAGTCTGTACCATCTAAGTTATTTACATTAACCGTAGCAGAAAAGTTTGCCCCTTGATCTATTTGTAAGTTTGCTAGTGCTGCCATATCTATCCTTTATACTATTTATAACCTTTATCTTGTCCAGGTTTTAATAAATGGTATAGTAAAATTCTTATCTAAATATCTCTCATAATCAGTAATACCCATAAATTCTAAGACTTCATAGGGTTTCATATCTTCAAAATCTTCATAATATATCTCTCTTATATTTGTAGATACTTTCTTTAAATGACTTACAAGTCTATTCATCAAATTATCTATCAATGATATAGGAACGGCCCAAGAAGGAACTTCATTTGACAATCTATATGAAAACTTATTCTTATAATCATCCACAATATCTCGTAAATCATTATCTCTTTCTCGTATCATAAGACCTGACTTTCTAGTTAACCATCTAGATATACCTTGTTTTATTTTATTTCTCCTTCTTAGTACTATAAAATCTGTGCCATAAGTAGGTGGTATATGAAGAGGAAAATCATCTAAAGATATTTCGCCTTTAAAATATTTTTGTTCCTCGTCATAAGTTGGCATATAAGGAGGATACTTTATCAAATAGTTTTTTCCAAAATGATCACAAGTGATATGGTGAACATAGTCCCACAACTCAAATCTAAGTTTAGTTTCATTCAAATCTTGTTCAGGAGTAATATCAAACTTAGGATAAAGACCATTTTTCTTTCTAACTCTTATTGTTAGATATGGGTACTTTATTCTTAACTCAGAAAATCTAGGAGCATAAAACTCAAATAATCCCCAATAGTTATCTTCGAGAAGATTATATCTTCTATCTAATCTTTTTAATGATCCTTCTTTGGTATCATTATTGTATTTAGCACGATAATACCTATCAAGTATCGCCCATAGTTTTGTCGAGCCGCACCTTCCTGTGTGAAGTATTATTTGTTTCATAATCTAGTGTTAATATAATTTCTTTTAAGTGTCTTGCAACTTTTCGCCATCTTGCAATATTTTTTAAATAATGCATATTTTTAGATTTAAGTTGAGCATTTTCATCTTTTAATAAATCTATTTCTTGTTTTTGCTCCTCAGATAATAATTTATATTTTAATCTTTCAGGTATCCAGTACCAATACCATTCTTCATCCTTATAATTAACTTGATCTCTTAATTCATAAACCATTCTTTCAAGTTCCTCTATATAGTCTTTATCATTTTCTATTTTTATACAAGAGTTTTGATTTAGAGGATAAGGACTTCTAAAGAATTCACATTGAGTTGGGTCTTGATCTTTTAATTTTTTGACTACCTCTTTACAATAAGTTTCTGATTGTTTAGGTTCACTTCGCCAATTTGTCTCTTTTACAAATAAATCACTATGGCCTGTGCCTACTACATTACTTCTTATAAGTTTTTTTACTCTTTCATCTTCGTTCATTCTTTTTTACCATCTCTATAAACCAGATAAAAGGACTGCCATCTTGATAGTCTCTCATATTCTCGTGGTGTTTATTATGAAAACCCTCTCCGCCAGATATCAACGACCACCATACACCTTCAGGATTTTCCCAAGCGTGAAGTTGATTTACCATAGCAACAAATATATTAGTCAAAGCACAACCCAATACAAAGTAAACAAAAAACTCAAAACTGATTAATGCAAGTAAACTATAAAATCCTATAACTACATATGCAAAATATTTTTCCATAAATCTATGATATGGGTCTTTAAAATGACTTTTAAGTCTTAGCATATCTCGCATTGATACAGGAAACTTATTCCAAAATATAGGAAATGCAGAGCCTATTAGACCTATACTTAAAGGATTATGTGGGTCTTGGTCTGTATCTACAAATTTATGATGATACATATGAGCAAAAGACCAACGAATAGAAGTTGTAAACATTACCATACTTGCAATAAACAAGGCAGGTTTTTGTAACCAAGAGTAAGTCTTAAATTGTTTATGTACAAAACCTCTGTGTAGAAATATACCTATTGCAAATCCCATAACAAGTGAAACTGAAATAGAAGTAAATGGTGCTAATATATAATTAACAGGATAGAATAACAAAAAACATACTGCAAGTGTATAAATTGTAAGTTGAAAAACTGTGGACTCCCACGCTTCTCGACCTGCTAATTTAACATTATTCAGACCTCTTTTAGTTAGTAGCGGCTTTCTTAACAGATTTAAATTCATAAACATTCATAGGTTCATCACCAATTTGTGATATTGTATAAGTTTTATCTTTTTGTAGTAAAAGACAAGATTCTTTTTTAAAATTTCTATTTTTTATTCCTTCACTTACATTTACCATACCTGAAGTTATATACAAAAAATGCTGTATAACATTATCGGCTTTTGTTATAGTAAATGATTTTTCTGTATAATGATTGACTATTTTAGGATACCAAGCCTGTGCTGTATATGTAATATCGTGAATGATACCCATAAACAAATAAAACCCACCTCTAAAGTCAGCTCTTTTATCTGTATATTGAGCACTTTTGGGAAAATAAATTTCTTCACCATCATATTTTATATCATCTAAAAGTGTACCTGCTTTTGTAGTACAAATTTCATTTCTATATTTCATTACAAAATTATTGTTATCGTTAAGTGTTTGATAAGAACCAGCAGGAAGATTTACTTCATCACCATTACTTAAAGGAAACCATATGCCATTTGGATATATTACTTGTACTGATAAATTAGTTCTACAATATTCTGGTATCGCACCATTGTTAAATATAGGACCTTCGCCCTCTGCAATAGTATGATAGTATATATTTGGTAAACATCTAACGACTATATTTTTTTGTAGTAATTCTACTTTAGAAGTTCTAACATTACCAGTTGTTGCCTTTTCAATAGTTTCTTCTAGTATAGGTTCGTTTATTTGTGCTTCACTGGCTACATCTAATCTTTTATATAAAGGCATAAATTTTTCCTCCAGAAGGGTTCAAACTTTTCATAGTATATTTTTTTCCTAGAGCAGAACATATTAAAGTATTATCTTCTCGCATAGTTCTAACATTATTAATTACAATATCTCCATACTCACACCATAGTATTGTTTCTTTTGTTTCAGAATTAATAAATTCACCATCATATACAATTTCAGAAAATTCAAATTCTGTTAAATATTTTAAAACTCTACCTTTAGTTCGATATTGTATTTGTTTGGTTACATAATCTTCTAATACATTTATCTTAGCTTCAGGTTGATCAGGCAGTTCACCCTTTTGATATTTCATAATAAAAATACACCTTCATCCTTAAAGTCATCACCAGTTTGATCGGTAAACATAGCTCTTATATGATCTTGGTGAATCGCTAAATATTTATCAACATCCTCAAACTCTAATGTACCAGAGGTTTTAAGACTCTCAAATTTTTCACTCATTCTAATATACACTTTATAAGTTCCATCAGAAAATTCTATTTCAGTACCACCTTCATTTGTTTCAGCAGTTTTCCATGTTATTGCCATTAAGTTATTCCTCCTGTAAATGTGCCTTGAGTTGAAACGATACCGTGTACGGTTATACTAAATGAATTCCAACCTTGTATTGCATTACCAGCGCCGCCTCCAGAACCTCCGTCTGGACTTCCTGTTGCTGATGTACTACTTACAGAGTTGCCATTATCACTTATTGTAGGGTGACTTAAATTACTAGAAGCATTTGTTGATGCCCCAGCATTACCATCAACACCACCAGCACCACCATTACAAGCACTACTTATACCTGAACCACCTCCAGCTTGAGAGTTTGTGGTTCCAGCATTACTATTTGCAATCATTCTTACTCGTCTACCTGTATAATATATTCCATTAGAACCACATTGTGTACCGGTCACATAAATATTTCTATTAGAACTTGTAAAATTAGTTGCGTGGCCTCCGCCACCAGCATTACCAGCAGCACCATCAGCACTATTATTAATTTGACTGTTACCACCAGAAGCACCTCCCCCAGCTGAACCTATCAAAAATGCTGTATTACCATTGGTATTTGTGATGATACCTTTTAAATTAGTTGAATTACAAGTTATACCATTTGAGGCAAATCCGTGTTCACCTCCGAAAGCAGAACCTCCGCCGCCTCCACCAGCACCAGCACGAATATTTGAATTGTTATCTAAATGTGTAGGAGAACCTAATACTACAGCAGGACCTCCACTTGCACCATTACCAGCAGAACCACTCGGTGAGGCATCGTGGTTACTTGTATTACTGGATACGGCTTGACCATTACCACCTCCACCACCTTTACCAGCTATGTTATGATTAATAACTACTGTCGTTGCACCTGTTCTACTACCAGGCACTTGAAGAGCACCTTGAGCAGAATCATCTGAATAACAAATATCGCTAGTAAAAAATATTAAATGAGTACCATTTGGCACACCACTAGCAGCATTGACTTTATTACCACTACCTGATGTTTTTTCAATAATTCTTAACTCAGACATTGAGATTGCTCCACTTGCTGGTACATTTGCCAGAGGTGCCCCTAATGCAGATCCACCGCTATAGTAACCATTAAGAGAGTTGTTGGCCTGTGGTTGACCAAACTCTGTTCTTATATCTTCAAAACTAATTGCGCCTGATGGTGTTGCCATAATACTATTATTTATATTATTTATTCATCTCGTTAGAACACTCTAATTCGAATGCCTGCTCTCTTTGGAGTTTTTCTATATCTCGTTTTACCTTTTCTTCACTTATATTAGGTGCTCCGCCTTCGTGCATATATTTCATAGGGTCATCTTTGTGATATATATAGGTATCCGTAGTTCCACTTTTGCGTTTTACCTCTCTAATTACAAAACCGTTCTTGGTAACATATTTTTTTTCTGTTGTCATATCTAAGCCTGTGTATCGTAATAGTGTGAAAATTTCATATTTTGTTTATAATATTTAACAGGAGCATTATATCTTGAAGCATCCGTATCACTTCCTGTATATCGACCATCCTTTGTTATAGTTGGACTAAAGTTTGTAGCACCCTGAGCTGAGGTAGAACCATATGTAGGTCCACCAAAAGCACTTGCACTATGATAGTTTGAATATGTAATATTTAGTTCACCACCAGTTGAAGAGCTTTGCTGAATATTGTCAAATATTCTTAAAGTTCCTGTAGTTATTTCTTGGGCTCTAAGACTATTAGCTATTCCGTCTAATCCATAAGAATTTCCAGGAGTTATTCCTTCATCTCTAAAGTCACCACCATTTATTCCTTGACCATCAAATTCATTAAATAATTCTAAAAGTTGAGTTATAACAGTTGCTCTATTTGCACTTGAGGTATGATATGCATAAAAATTTTGAGTTCCTATATTTGAACCATTAAAGGAATTTTTTTGTATTGTAAGCTGAGAGTAAAGATTTTGACCATATCTTTCTGTTAAACCACCTGTTCCCACATTATTAGTGGTACTAAAATCAAATTGACCACCAGAATCACCCCAAGCAAAATAATAAGGTAGATTTTTTGTACCATCTTGTGAATTATTTGAAATGAGAAGATAATCATTACCTGTGTTATTAGTAAGGGTAACCTGATAAGTAGAACCCGAAGATGTATCTGATAAAGACCATCCCGAAGTCGTAAATCCTCCAGTAGCAGCATTTGGTGTTGAAGGTATATTAGCAGCAAAAAAACTTGCAAAACCTGAACCACTATTTGTCCAACCACCACTAATACCTGTTTTATCAAATCTAAGGGCCCCTAAGGCACTAAAAGACTGACCGTGTGTATTATTATTTGAGTCTGATCTTGTTATTTGATAACCTGAAAAATATAGATAGATCGCATTACCACCACCTGAAAAAACACCGCCAGGTGCAGTTTCCATTGTGCCTTTCATTGTTAAAGATTGACCATTTTTAATTAATCCCGGATATGAAGTTGAACTTGTAGAGAAAAATGTTCCGCCACCTACTTTTGCATCTTCACTACCACCATCTAAAGCGGATGGAAATGCAAGATCAGAATAAGATTGATGATGTTTAACCTCGCCAGTAGCAGGCGTTGCTTTAAATGCATTATACCTAGCAGATGAGTCACTACCACTTTGCACTTGTAATTGATTTGTTGATAGATATATAAAAGAATCGAAAGTATCAGTACCTGTATTACCTGTTGCTGTACCTAGAGATTTTATATGAATTTGTGTATATGATCCACGATGATAGGCACTACTTGCATTGTAGGTAGAACCATTATTAGAAACACCACTTGATACCAAATTTGAACCATCGGTAGTAATAGTAGTGGTTACATTAACAGGTACGGTAACACTACTATCTAATAAAAGAAATATATCTGTCGTGTGTGTATGTGCATAAAAAGTTAAAGTTGTAAACGGAGAAGTGCCAGCAATCTGAAAGTGATGACCTGTCCACGATACTATATAGTAAGCATAGCCATCTGCATTATCTATTTGTTTTTTATAATTTCCTAATGCAATATTTGTTGAACCACCACCGTGTTCATTTTTTATATCAGATAGTGAAATAGCACCTGAAGCTTGTAGTGTCATTATTTCTCATCCATTTTTTTAGATAATTCTTTAATTGCTTGAATTACTAACCCCATAAGTTTTTCATATTTGACACCTTTATAACCGTCTGCTCTTTCAGCAACAATTTCAGGTAAAACTTTTTCAACATCTTGAGCAATTATTCCTGTATCGTGTTTTCTAACAAAATATCCATCTTCGCCGCCACGAGACTCAATATACTCATCTGTCCAGTCAAATTTAACACCTTGTAGAGAATTAATTTTATCTAAAGCATTATCTATTGTTGTAATATTTTCTTTTAGTGCAACATCTGAAGAATAGTAGGCAGTAATTTCATTAGTTGCTCTTATCTCACCAGTAGTTCCTGAAGCAGCAGTACCAACACCAAGTGAAGTTAGTTCAGTAGAACCTGTGATTGTTGCACCAACACCCTCAATAGCACCACTTGCATCAACCTTACCGGTTACATCAATACCATCTGAAGCTGTCGCAAATATAAGAGTATTATCGTGATAAAGAGAAACAGCACCATCAACAGCGAAAGTTGCCATAGTTTCTGTACCGCCATCATTCTCGATTGCTAAAGCACTTGCTCTTATATCTAAACCACCAGTACCTGCATCTCTAATTACACTAAGACCATTACTACTATCGTGAAATATTAATAAGTCTTGAGAATCACCAAGTCTAATTTGACCGTCATCTCCTACATCTAATTGACTAACAGTTAAAGGTGCAGCTGCGATTGTTAAATCTCCTGTGCCATCTGCGGCCGCAGTTGTAGTACCAAATATAAATCCATCAGCACTTTCATCCCAAGCCATAATTGCATTATTACCAGTTGAACCTCTTTCAATAATAATACCACAGTCGTTAGCATTTGAGGTTACACCACTATTTAACTCAAGTAAATTATCGGTAATAGTAGTGTTTGTAGTATTAACTGTTGTCGTTGTACCATTTACTGTTAAATTTCCTGCAATCGTTAAGTTTGCACTACCAGTTAAACCAACATCACCACTAAAGTTTGCTTGTGCAGCTGTTATTGTTCCTGTAAATGTAGGTGAAGCAGTTCCTGCCTTTGCGTCTAATTGTGTTTGAACAGAAGAGGTAACTCCATCTAAATATCCTAACTCAGTATCGGTTACATCACTTACAGCAATTTTTTGTGATCCATTAGAAATAACTGCTCTATTTGCAGTTAAAGATTCTGTATCAATCGTTGTTGCAGAACCTGTAATAGTTGCCTGTTTAGCATCTAATTGTGTTTGAATAGCAGAGGTGACACCATCAACATATCCTAATTCTGTAGCAGTTAGTGTAGCAGGAATGCCATCTAATACATTTAATTCAGCAGTTGAAACTGTAGCACCATCTAATATTTCTAATTCTGACTCAGTTATTACAGCACTACCGATTGTAAAACTAGCAGAGGTGACTCCTCCTGTTGTAGTGAATCCTGAAGCATTAAAGAAACCAATATCTGATCCGCCTATCTTAATATCTATTTTATCGTCTGTATCAGCTGTAAGGCTTGTGTCACCATCAGCATCTAAAGTAAACTCTTGACCATTTGCGTCAATTACACTAGATATGACTTGAAGTTGTTTACCTAAGAATAATATATGGTGAGACTGACTTGATGAAGGTGCAACAGAAAATGTTATTTGAGTACCTGTACCATTTAATGAATAAGCAGTACCTGGTGTTAATACAACACCATTTGATATAACTAAAATATGTGCAGTATCACCAACAGCGAAATCTAAGGTAAATGTAGTTGTACTATTATCACCTGTAATAGTTTGTTTTTCTAAATCACCGATTGTTGGTTCTCTTCCTATATATGTGTCTAATCCCATTATGATATCCTTATTGCTAATGCACTTTGAGATTGAGCGTATGCACTACCACCGCCACCACCGCTTCTGTAAGCACATTTACCTATAAATCTCCAAGTGCCTGTTAGTGTTGTTCTTACTGCCTTTGCATTACTTGATGATGTAATTGCCCTAGCGCCTGATAAAACAAATCCCATACCGCCAATAACTGCTGCTCCAGTTTCTCCTCCAAAATCATCAAAGTTAGCTGCTAAATGTAAATTACCTGTCTCATAACTAGCAACAGCAACCTCTGCTCCAATATCAATATCTGTATTAGTAGGATTATTACTATCTTTAGAAAATAAAGTAAAATATGAGAATGAACCTATATCGCCAGCAGCAGGTGGTGTTGCGGTTACTGTTCCTGTTACCGTAACCCCAGCAGCAGTGGTTACTAATTTAACAGAGTCATCATGGTATAAACCAACCGCACCATCTTCTAGTGCATAAAACAATGTTTCAGTTCCAGCAGCATTTTTTATATAAAAATCATCTGCTTGAATATGTAAATCTCCTGTACCACTTTCTTTAATTATACCTCTATTATTTGATGCCTCATGGAATATCTCTAAGTCATTACCTGCACCTAGTTTAATTTTTTCATCATCACCCAAACTTAATTCTGTAGCAGACATAGTAGAAGCAGCAAAAGGTGCAGCTGTAATTGATAAATTACCTGTATCTGAAGCTGTAGCAGTTGTAGTACCTACTATGAAACTATCAGCACTTTCATCCCAAGCTATAATTGCATTATTACCTGTTGAACCTCTTTCAATTAAAATACCTGAATCATTAGAAGCAGCCCCAGTAAGACCTTGATTTAATTCAACTAAATTATCCGTAACGGCAAGATTAGTTGTATTTATTGTTGTTGTAGTACCATTAACAGTTAGATTACCTGCGACAACTATATCATTAGGTAAACCGATAGTGATTGTTCCTGAACTCTCAGCAACATCTACCTCATTTGCAGTACCTGAAAATGTTGCAGTACCACCTAAAGCGATTGCAGTAGAACTAGAACCATCTGAAACAGATATAGATGAATTACTTAATTTTGCATTACCAATACTACCTGCAAGTTTTGAAGCAGCGATTGAACCTGCCAACATTGTATTTGAAACTGAACCAGTGTCTCCAGTACCTACAAGAGTTCCTGTTGCTACTGGTAATGTTAATACAGCACTACTTGCAGCTGAGTGAGGTTGTGCCTGAAGCGTTTGAGCGTGTGCGTTAGATGATTCACAATAGAATTTTATTTTTGATACAGCACCATTTGCTGTTCTGATATCAATATTACCATCATCAATAGATACACCGCCACTACTTCCATTACCGTCAATAACTACCTTACCAGTGCCGTTTGGTAATAAACTAATATTAGCATTAGAAGTAGAAACAATATCATTACTATTTACATCTAAGTCACCACCAAGTTGAGGTGAAGTGTCATTAACTAGGTCTGTGCCTGTAAGAGAATTTAAAGATGAAACTAATGTCTTTTTTAAATTACCACTATCTGAAGCGTCTGATATTAGAACACTATCGCCAGCTGCAGCACTCACATTAGAAAATCCTGTAATAGCAGTTGATTCTAGTTGACTGTTACCTACTGAATTATCATCAGGTGTAAATCTTCCTGTCTCTCTATCTCTATGAATAGCAAATATATTATTTGTACCATTTGCAGGTGCAGAGGTAAATGTTATTCTTCTAGGGTTACCTGAACCATCATTACCTATTGTGTAATCAACGCCAGGTTCTTGTATAGTTGTGCCAACAAAAAGTAATAAACTATTTTGACCCCCAGCTGGTATATCTCTAGATAGATCGAATGTAGTTGTAGATCCATCACCGCTAAAGTCATCTTTTACAGCCAATGGTGCAAAACTTCTAACCGGTTCTGGTCCTATAAAATTACCCATTTTTTATCCTTTATTAAGAATTAACATCTTCAAGTATTGAGAGTATTGCATCAACGGAACTTGCCGTATTACAAGACACTTTTACAACATCAGTTGCTTCAGCCACTATCTTTTGTCCTGATATAACTTTTAAAGTTGAACCAGCAGGAATAGGTACATTTTTAATTACATTAATGTCTGTACTTCCTCCATCAGATAGTATAACCGTACATTGTACTGACGCATTAGTTTTATTACACAAATCTAACTCAATCAAAATCGAAGTTTTGCCTGATGGTACTGTGTATAAACTAGTCGGTGATGCTGTGACACCTATACTTGATTGTACTGCCTTTTTAAAATCGTTTGCCATTTTGTTTTCCTATTATATTTATTATCCTAATGCTACTGCCATAGCAATAGAAAACCCTTTTGTTGAGATACTTGAAGTACCTAATACGGCATCTGTTGTTACCGTTGTTATAATTGTACCTGTTTCATTAGGTATAGTTACCGTTGCATCCGCAGTAGGATTTGCTGCTACTAAAGTAGTTTCGTGAGCATCAGCAGATGATCCTTCAAATACAATTCCATTACTTAAAAATAAATTTTGCCACGATTTAGTATCAATACCTAAACTAAAACTATCGTGAGTATTAGGCACAATGTTAGAATTTACATCAGCATTGAATGTAATATTATCTGTATCAGCGTCTCCCATTGTAATACTACCAGTTGCGGTAATATTACCTGTGACCCCTAAACCAGTAGAGGTTACTGAGGCGATTGCTGTACCACCAACGCTTATATCTACTTGATCTGCAGCACCAAAAAATATACCTGTATTAGTATCACCAGTATTTGTGATAGATGGAGCACTTGCAGAACCATCTGGAAAACTTGCAACACCTGTAAATGTAGGACTAGCTGCAGTTGCACTACCAGAGTTTAGTGCTACCACGGCCTCTACTATATCAGTAGCAGAAGCAATTTGTCCTGAAGCACCTGTTATACTTGCGATTTCACCTACATCTACAGCGAGTTCATTAAACTCGACTCTAAACTCCTCTAGAGTATTTGATGAGGTTACATTTCTATCTGCCATTTGTATCTACCATCTTTGTTAATAAATTTTTTATCTCTTTAAAATCTTCTCTTAATTCGTTTACTTCTCTAACTAATCCTCTAACTGTTTCTTTATCATTTCTTCTTGCAGTTACCTTTCTCATATAAACTTCATATGAGGACTTATCAGTATTAATTATAGCATTACTTTTTTCATCTCTTACCAAATTTTCGTGTCCTTCTACTTTTAGTTTAGTCATTATAAAGCCAATGCAATACCTCTCAAGTCTTTTAGTCTAGGTGGATAAACACTATTAGTTCCTTTTAGAACTGCCTTGAGTTGAAATGAAGTAAATCCTTCTAATCCATCTACACTATATTTGTATTCACTAAAGGTTTCATAATCTTCAGCAGGTGGTACTGTACTATCAGAAGCACCAGTTGAGTTAAATGGTCTAAAGTCAATATCATCTATCTTTCTAGTTTCAGAACCACCAGATACTCTATAATATAATTCTACCGAAGAAGATGATCTAATATTAGCACTAAGTCTGATATCTAAAGCAGTTGACTCATTATCTAATTCTATCGGTCTTGTAATATAAGCAGAACTTGAACTACCGCCTACATTTTTAGTTTCAGCAACAAACTCTGGATGATTACTAGAAGTAGGACTATCCAGTCTATTCTGAGTACAGAAAATACTTCTTCTTGCAAGGTCAATTACAGGAGAAACATTATCTATTGTAGAAGATATTTCGTATGTATTAAATAACGACTTACTACCTGACATTTCGTTTGTTTGGTTGATATCTGAAGCAATCATTTGAGGTGTTGTAAATAATATATTTTGAAATATATCAACCGGTTCTTTTGCAGTAGCAGCAAGTAAAGAAAATTCTGTTTGCGAACCATTTACTGATTTAGCAGTTGTTGTTCTCAAGAATACATTTGTTGTACACTCAGGTAAATTCATAGTTTGAATACTTATCATGGCTTGATCCATTATCATATTTTGTGTAGCAACGATATTAGAACCACCACCAGTTGATGTTGCATTTGCATTAGTAGAAACTGTAATATCATATGAGTCTATTGTAATATTAGAAATACTTGTATGTGTAGTATTAATTTCACTTGCAGGTATATTATTTGTTGCAGTTGCACCTGATATGGTTACATTATTACTTGTTCCGTGCATACCATGATTTGGTTGTCTAACTCTAATAACAGCAGAACCACTAGTTGTTTGTAAAGCATTTGCCCCTAATTGTCTGGTAGGAGTAGAGTCATTTACAAGTGTTAATGTTCCTGTCTTAGATGTATCAAATTTACACCTATTTAATTGAAACTTCAGATCCTTAGTTTGATCTTCAGACCAAGTAGAACCATTTTGAGATTTAAATAAAACTCCTGTGGATGGTTGTTTAGATACTAGTCTATTAGAATCTAATGTCTTTTCACCAGTCTCAGAAACATAAACATTATATTCTGTACTATTTGCTAATAACACTATAGCAAATTCATCCGTATCAGGTAAATACACAGGCGCATCAAAAGTAAATCTAGTTGCAGTTGAACCATCAGTCGAAGTACTTATTGAACCTGGGTTTATACTTTTTCTTGCCAAAGGTACAATTTGATTGGTAGGATAACCATTATTCATTGTCCTAATTTGTAATTCTACAGGAATTGCACTATCTTTAGTTTTAAAATATATATCTACTGAAGATATGAAAGCACCGCCCTCGATAGGAACAACAAATGATTGTGCAAGAGGATCAAAACCAATAAAGTTAATTGGCCATTCAATAGCAAAATTGAAATTAAATTGAAAAGGCCAACCAAGAAAAGGTGTTGGTAACTGTGTACCAGCAATAGATTCTCTAGTAGTTTGACTTCTTGTTATTTCTTGAGTGCCTGTTAGGTTTGTTCTTCTAAATTCTATTTCTCTAGTTGAGTGTACAGTTGCCTGTCTAGTTTCTAATCTACCCTCGGCAGTATATCTAGCTTCTGCAGCTGTTTGAACATCTGATTCTAATTGGGAGTTAGTGCTACTACCAGTTAATCTAAATATTCTTGTTCCAGTTCTCCATCTAGGATTTGAATCTACTGTTGAATCAGGTATAGCGAATGTTCCTGATACAGCACCATTAGCATCTGTAATTAAAGAACCACCAAGTGAACCTCCATTAGGGGTCACATAACTTGTAATTGCGACATTATCAAAGAAAGGATAAACTCTTGTACTTGGTTTTAATCCAGTTGCAGTAAATGTAATTGTTCTACTTCTAATAAATGGTATAAAGGCAAGGTTAACTAATCTATCGCCTCTTGCTCTTTGTACTATTCGTGGCACTATGTCAGTTCTTACACCAGTTCGTCTTTGTCTAACTCTAGTATCTCGTCTTATAATATCTACTCTGTCTCTTTGTGTTGTAGCAGCTTCTGATCCAGTTACCGTTGAAGTTGTCGCCCCAGTCCAAAAATCTTCCCATTCATTCCATACTGTACCTGTCGTAAATGAACCATCTCTATTTGTTGTTCTGCCGGCAACGAATGTATCAAAGGCACCATCTGTAACCACTTGTAAATCAGGTTGCCTTCTTACTTCTCTCCACTCATCACTTGGCGGATCAAGAACAACCGTTCCTGACCATACAATAACATCAAATGGATTAATATTTTCAGATGTTGTAGCAAACGGTTGTGATATTAAACTTTCTTCAGTAAAAGGTAGTGTAATAAAATCACCATTCTTTTTATAATGTTTACTAGTTCTATGTGCGTCTGTTAAATCTGTAGCTGAGGTACTACCAGTATCGGTTGATTCTACTAAAGATACAGCGTCTGTAAAGTGAGGACTTCTTGCCTCACCTCTTGCCATATCCATTGCAATATTATATCCTTCATTGTTTACATCACCCACATTATGACCTGTAAAGTTATCTACAATAAATCCGTTTTTAAATCTATCAAAACCATCAGAGTCTTGTATTTGTAAATTTTCTGCTGCTGCCTCTAATAAAGAAAGTTGAGTATAGTATTCAACATTTTGTATTCTTTTTTCTAATCTACCGATATCTCTCATTGTATATCGTCTATTATCTTGAGGAATTATTTGTACATCTTCAGGACCAAAAGTATAAGGAGAAATACCTAATGTAAATAAATGCATGGCATCCTCTAAATCTTCAGGTGCCACAGGATTTAATGCAGCTGCACCTTTTTTAATTCTAAACTTTCCTACTTTATCAATATATAATTTATCTATTCTAGGTAAATAGTATTCTAAATCTGTAAATATTAAACTATTAAACTTAGGTGTATCTGAAGTTGAAGCACCAGTACCGTCAAATTCTCTATCAGGTCCGCCAGATTCAATAGTTGAAGCGTCATCTACTCTAGGTCTAAAGTCTAAGCAATCTCTTAAATTAAATATTTCTCCAGTTGTGTCTGAAGTGTACTGTGGAATATCTGCATAATCATCTGGATAACTATCAACACTAAAATAATCACCAGCACCGTGTGAGTAATATTTAAATGTAATTAATAATCTACCGGTTACAGCGATTGAATTAACTTTTTTAACCAATCTACCTACATCATAGAAATTATCTCTTTGTCCAGTATCTAGTGTAAATCTATCGGTAACATCTGTATCACCAGTTGTTGCATTTGTACTAAAATCTGCTGCCATATGAACACTATTAAGTTCGTAAACATCTGCCTTACCTAAATTAATTACATCTGCCTGAGCAGCTGCCTGTGTAGAAACTTGTAAAGTTGTACCTGCATTTGCAGTTTTTGATTTTTCACCAGCAGCACTTCTAGTTATTGTTGCAATAATTTTAACTTTGTGACCATTATAACCACTACCCATATTAATAGTTAGCGTTTGTGTTCCTGTTCCTGATATTGTAGGTGTAATTACATCACCAACAGCACCTGATCCACCACTACCAGTAGAAACAATAGTCATTATATAATCAGTATTACTACTAGCAAGGAATGTTTCACCAGAAGCCGCATTAAGAGTTGCACCACCAGTTGATGATAATGTTTCTACAAAGGTTCTTCTTACTGTAAATGAAGTATCAGAAACATTACTATTAGCAGTTGTTTTTAGAGTTTTGACAGGAGTATAGGGTAATTTAAATAAAGGAATATTTTTATTTGCCTCTTGTCTTTTTGCTCTTTTTCTATTTGCAATCGTTTTTGTTGCAACACCAGAACCACCAACAGCAGCTGTTATTTCTAACTTAGTATTACTTTCAATACTTTCGACAATTTTTGTTGTAGTTGAGCCAGCGTCATCTATAAACTCTATCGTATCACCAATCACTAATTCAGTAGTAAAACTTGTACCGAAACCAGATACAGCAGTACCACTATTTGCTACTGATATACTACCAGTTAAAGTTGTAACCTCACCATAAGTTGAATCAATCGTAGTATCAGCAGTAAAGTCAATATCGGTAACATCACTAAACAGTTGTCTAGTTTCAAAGAATTTTCTTGGATTAATACCTTTTCTACCGAAAGCACTAAACTGAATAACAGCAGTATATCCTGAAGTTGCACCAGTTATAGTTTCACTTTCTGAAAACTCTCCTTGAGTATTAGATAAAACTACTACATCGTGCTTTACAGTTGCACCTGAACCAGAATATGTTTGTGAAGAACCTACAGCGGTAGGTGTACCGCCTGAACTTGCGTCTGAGAATACCTCAAAAGTTGTACTAGTAGGATTTTTAACAGTAAAGTTACCATTAATATCAGTCATACCAGAAACACCTGCAATCGTAACCACTTGACCTTCTTTGAAGTTATGGCCGCCTGAGCAAGTAACCACAACAGGAGTAGCAGTTGAAGCACCAGTTATAGTTGCGCTATTTTCACTTGATATACTTTCTACAACACCAGAAGCACCAGTAGTACCACCGGTTACAAATTCACCAGTTGTAAATCCAGCAGCATTACTAATTGTACCATCTACTTCAATATGTGTAAACATCTCTATATCAAATAAGAATGCTTTATGTACTGAACTAGTAGGATATATACTTGCACTTGCAGTACCTGCCACATTTTCAATCCCTCTACATTTAGCACGACCGATTTCTTTTATATCAGCATTTGTGTTTGCGATTGAAGTTCCTCTAGAACTTGTAGCAGTATCGAATAATTTTACATTTGCATATGGTTTAATATCAGCTGCACCTGTACCAAAACCTTTTCCTATATCAGGAACATTGTACATATTTGTTATATGAACAAAATTACCTAAAGTAAACTGGGTTACATTAGCATTTACATCTTTAAACTCTCTTGCCTTATCAATGTCTATAATATTTGGACCTGTTTTTTCTATTTCATAACCTTTAACATACGCTTTTCCAGGTGATAATAATCCTGCTAATTTTGTAGTTGCAGCTGTACCACCTTCATTAGTTGTGGCCCCGTCTGAATATATGCCTCTATTATTTCCTGAGGCAACACTTTCTCTTAATTCTAACTCAAAATCTCTAATTGAGTAATCGCCTGACTCATCAAAGGTTCTTCTTGCTAAAGTTTCTCCTAATTGATTATATTCGGTTTTACTTTTATTTTGTACTTCTATACCATTAATTACTCTTGATAATTCAATGAAGTCTGTATCGTCTGTTGAGTCAATAGTCTTTTTTGCTAATGTTAAGTTAAATTTTAATCTATGAGCACCTGGTGCATTTTCATTTGAAGAACCAGCCGCATTGTCATTTAGATTGCTATTTTCAGTAGGTGTATCAATTTTTTCTTCTATTGTAAGACCAACACGAAAACTAAGCTGTTCAGTATCAGAGTATTTTGCTAATATTATTTGTTGAGCAGTTGTTTGTACAAAAAATCCTCTAACATAAAATATGCCAGGCAATATATTTGCAAGAAGTCCTCTATGTAGTGTATTAACAACAGCAGAAACACTAGTACTAACACCACTTATTGTTGCTGTACCTGATATAGTTTCACTTGCAGTAAAAGTAGTTGAAGTATTATTTGAACCACTATTTTGATATTCAATAAAAAGAGTATTAGGATCAGTACCATCAGTTGCAAAGGTTTCTATTACTTTTGCTTTTACACCTGAAGTACCACCTGTTAATACAACATCTTTTAAATCAGATAAAGTACTAGTTCCTGTAAATGAGGTTAATTTAATTGTAGCTCTGGCAACTGTTTGAACAGAACCTGGTACAACCACATCGCCTTCTTTGAAAACATGGTTACCAAATCTCTCTACTTGAGATTGAAGAATAGTTTGTGCTTGAGTAAGTTCTCTTGCTTGCAAAGCAAAAGATGGTCTGAATAATACTCTATGGTAATTATTACTGTCAGCAAAATCATCATAATAAGGGCTGACATTAAAATCCGTTA